AGAGGTAAACCGAGATGGCCCTACAAAAGTTAATATCGGAGAAGCTTCAGTTGGAGTCCAAGTGGGCAACGCAAGCGTTGGAACAGGGTAGAGTAACTCCAGATATGAAGTGGATTGATATAGAGATCAAAGATCTTAGAAAAAAGATTAATGATCAAAGTGTTGAAGACGCAAAATTAGGTCTTCTAGATATAGCTAGCTAGACTAGCTTAAAAAAATTCAATTTTTCCTTAAGGATACTGCGCTCTAAATTATTCTTTGGCTTCGCCCCAAGATTTTCCTAATGCAATATCAACTTTAGAAGGTACCTTCAGTGTGTCTATGGCATTCTCCATAATATTTTTTACGGATACTATGTCTGATTCTTGATTAATTGAAAAACAAAGTTCATCATGGATTTGTAACAGTGGTTTGAAACCTGCTTTGTAACAATTGATCATAGCTTGTTTTGTTTGGTCAGCAGCAGATCCTTGTATTAATCTATTCAATGCTTTGTAAGTAAAAGCCCTCCTGATGTTATTACCATAAATCGCCTTAGCCTCTTCGTACTGCATAGCCTTATTCATTCCGAAGGTAGCGGGCTCCCACATGTCGAACCGGCATTTACGGCCTCCTATAGTCCGAATAAACCCATATTTTGAAGCACTGTTGGTTACTTCTGTAGCTAATCTTTTAACAAAAGGTACTCTTTCTCCGTACTGTCTTAAAAGAGCTTCAGCTCTATCTTTGTTTATACCTAATTCTTTACCTAATTTAGCTTTACCCATTCCATAAAATAATCCTAAGTTAATTGTTTTAGCTTGAGACCTGGTGATGTTAGCCATGTCCGCCACGATTTGATGAAAGTCAGCAGATTCATTTTTGTAAGCTTCAATAAACTCCGCTGCACCGTCAAAATTATCGTTAACAGATGCAGCGTAGTGAGCAACAAGCCTAGGCTCCTGTTGTGAGTAGTCGAAACTACCCCATTGTTTACCTTCTTCAGGTAAGAACAAGCTTCTAATTTTATCTCCAAACTCTTTGTTTCTTGCAGGAATTTGTTGTAAGTTTGGATTTGAATATGATAAACGTCCAGACACAGTACCACCTTGATCGGATCTTAACTGATTTATTTCAGAATGGATTTTACCTTTGTGAGTATATCTTAAAATAGAATCTATAAATGTTGAATGAAATTTATTTATTTCTCTTGCTTGTCTTATTAGTTGCGCTATTGGGTTATCACAATTTACTAACCAGTTTTGTGTAAAGCTTGGCTCATCGCTTTTCGGTGTCCGTGGGTACTCAACCCCTATCCTGTCAAACACTTGTGCAACACTTCTTGCTGCCCAAATATCTACATCAAGTGTGGTCTGAGATTTTATACTTGATAAAACCTCAGACTCTTTTTGTTTGAATTCCTTTTTTAGCAGTAATGCCTTCTCTTCGTCAACTCTTATTCCTCTACGTCTGGTATCAATCAAAATAGGCAATAATTCCATCTCCATTTCCCACACATCGTGTAGAGATTGCTTAGATAGCTCTGTTTTTAACGTTTGCCATAAACGTAAGGTTAGCCCTGCATCTTGCTCAGCATAGAAGCCTACGTAGCCCGCAGGCAGCTTCCACATGTCAGCTTTTGGGTCAATTCCCCATTCTTTTGCTTTTTCGTTCAAAAACGTTTCATTTTTAATTTCACCTAAATAATCTTTAGCACATGCATTTAAACTAAAACTAAATCTGTTTTCATTGATGATTGCTGCTGCAATCATAGTGTCAACTATCTTACCTCTGATCTCAAATCCATTTACAAGTAACCAACCAACATCATAACTTGCATTATGAAATATTTTAGTAGCATCTGTTTTTAAAATGTCTTGCATGAATGCGCAGGTTATCGATAGATCCATATTCCCACCAGCATCATGAGCAATTGGAAAGTACCATTGTTGTCCGAGTGCAGCCACAGCAAATCCTACAATGTGTCCATCAAACGTTGCCCATCCTGGTCCTTTAGTTTTAATGTTTGGATCTTTAGTCTCCAAGTCAATTGCAATTTCTGTTGCCTTAGATAAATCTGGATACTCCGCAGGAGCAATCCAATCACTGTCGTTATATATAAAGTTTAATTGATGGGTCATTGTATTTTTCTACTTAAATTAGCGTCTTCAATTGATATTGCTTTTTTAAAAGGTACAGCTAAATCAAACAATGCACAGTCGGCACAGTAATAACTGTATTCATGTACAATTACAGCGACTATTACATCACAATGTTCACACATGACTAATTTACTTTTTCTTTTTGGCATCTTTTAAATGGTCAATTTCTAAATCACAATAATGTTTTATTTTTTCTAAATCTTCTATTTGTTTTCCTTTTAATAAATACCTACAAGCATACTTAATTACATTTGCTTGAAATGGGTTTAAACCATTCTTTCTTATAAATGTCCAAGGTTGAATTAAAAATTCTTTGTAATGTGATCCTCCAACTTGTTTACCATCTGGAAATGCTTCATCGAACATATTTTTATCTGACATAGTTAGCCTCATATTGTTTGTAATATTTTCCTAATGGAAAGTTATATTGATGGTAGGTACCCAACAAATGGAGTGTGCTTTTAGATCTTGTAGCTCCTGTATACCAAACCCTAAGTTCTTTTACCTTATCTGCTAGATTCTTTTTATCAAAATGTGACGGGAAGTTACATTTACTTGCCAGGACAACATTATCTGCTTCACCACCTTTTACCTGGTGTATTGTATCTATAATTATTTTTGGTGGTTGTGATAGATCAACACCTTCGTTCATAAGTTTTTTAAAATATTGTTTGTCTTTATCTTTAAATTTTCTCTTAAACACTTGATTCCATAGACCTTTTTCATCACGCATGCCACACCTTAAATGTAATTCATCAAATGTAAAGACCTGATTTGGATGTGCAAAACTCCATTTCTTACTATCCGTTGACCGGTATCCGTGGTCAATGTTTAACAAAAACTCATACATGGTTACAGCTTCTTCTCTAGTTATACTTCCACCATCACAAATTTTTTCCCAATAATTAATAGCTGCAAACTGATTAGGATCAAATGATTTATTATTTTTTTGGTCTTGATAATATAGCCCAAGATTCTTTGCCTCTTGTTGTAGTTCTCTTTTTACATCATTAATTCTAGCCAACACCATCCAATTACCATCCATGTCCCAAGGGACTTTTTTTAAACCACCCCACCTGTACACATGTCCTTCTTTACCATTAGAGTAAAACTCTTTTTGTATCCTATTTTTACCCATAGAATTTAATAAACATTTAGAAAAAAAATGTATGTTCTTATTTAATCGTACAGATTTTTTTAACACTAAGGACTTACCTGGGAACGTTTGAAACAAATTAACATCAGCACCATTCCATTCATAAATAGCTTGGTCATCGTCACCTGCAATATAAACTCGTTCTACGGCTTCAGACATTTTAACTACCATGTCCCACTGTAAAGGAGTTAAGTCCTGAGCTTCATCTACCATTAAAACTTTGAATGGAATTATAAGTCCATCATCAATAAACTTTTGTACCATGTCAGTAAAATCTAATCTATCTGCTTTTCGTTGACCGTCTTCCATCTCCATTGTTTTAAACTCTTCGTAACCTGCAATGATAGATTTAAACTGTTGTAATCGTACAGACTTCCTTGCTTGTTGTTTATAGAGAGATACAGGATCTACTTTCATATTTCTTGCTCTATCATAAATTTGAAGCGACCAATTATTATATACCTTTTGATCATCCCAAGTATCTTTGTACCCTACCTTGACAGTGCCATATTGTGTATGAAACATAAGCAGGTCAGCTTTAGGATCTAGTACGGGAATTTCAGCAAACTGTTGTCGGGCCAAAGAATGTAATGTTCTAAAATATGAGAAAGCATCTTCGTCATAACCTTTGAACTTTTGTCTAACCCTTGCAACACACTCATCCACAGCTTTGTTAGTAAATGATACGTAACAAATTTCGTCTGGAGAGTAACCTTTCTTAAGGTACCTCTTAACCCTTTTGAGTAAATTTTCCGTTTTACCTGTACCAGGAGGACCGAATATTTTAATTGTCTTCCCACGCAGCTTTTGCTTTAGTAAATTTGACATCTTTATTTTTGTGTTCCATTTGTTTTGGTAAAGTTACAACCCAATGTCTTGTTTGAATTCCTTTAAACTTAGCTTTAGGAAGTGCTTTACCTTGTTCTAAGAATCTGGTGCATTCTTTTTCATTCCAATTATAACCCATTTTTTTCATAAATGATCTAAAGGTCTCTAGTTTAAACCTCATCTCAATCTCATCTTTCCATATATTACCAGAGTCTATTTGATCAAATTCTGTAGTGTCTTCTATATCTTCTATAAACTTCGTCATTCTAGAATTAAATACATCTTGTTGTTCCTCACCTGCATCAAATCCTTCCATGTCTTGTTTGTTAGATATTAATTCTTCTAACCAATCTCTATAAGGATCTGGATCTCTCTTACTTGGTTTAAGGACTCGCCAGACAATATCGTAATTTAATAATTGTTCTCCTAGCAACTGCTGTTGGTATAATTGTTTTGTGCTAAGTCTAATTGATTTACCTTGAATAGGTAAAATCCAATAAGGTTCAGGATAAGAATTAACTTTTAAAAGTTTGCCAACCTCAGGTAAGGCTTCGTTAGATCCAATACCATGTTTACGTCTTAGACATGTGCTTGATGAACAATGCATTCTTGCAATAGAAGTTTTACATTTGTATGCATACTCTTTGTTTTCAACACCTTTAAATATATTGTTTAACTCCTGTGGGTGTAAAGGTTCAGAGCATACCTTGGTCATTAAGTTTCTAGTCCAATCTTCGTACATGACAGGATCTGCATTTATTTTTTTTGCTAACACTGCAACGTTAAACATTGCATCGTTACGACCTTCACCTTTTTGTACTTTGTTTTTCATAAAGTTAACTACACAAGGTGGGTAGTCTTTTGTTTCATCGTCTTGAAATATTTTTAATTTCTTAAACTCTTTAGGATTTAATCTATAATCAGCTACAAACTTATATAAGTTTTCTAACTTAATAGAGTTACCATCATTATCCATAGCAACTCTCGTTGTCATGTGTGCTTTTTGATAAGGTAGGTTTACAAAATTACCTTTTCTTTTTTTATTCCAATCTTCCGGTGTCAGATCAACTTCATCTTGCGCAGGATAAATATCCGTAGTTGTATCGTTAACACCTAAATCTGATGCAAGTTCAATTAATTTTTTACGCATTGAAGATGCAGCAACTACACCATCAATAAATAAAATTAAATGGAGTCCGTTGGATTTTGATCTGAATGGGATGAGTGGGTATTTCCTTTTCCGTATAACCGATATAACGTCCTTATGCTGTATATTATAACGATCAACATCGATGACCCCCCAACTGCATGTATTATCATCTCGAATGGGAACTGATCCATAGTAAGCTTCTCCTTTTAAGTGTTGTAACCAATCCTCCCTGGTTATAGGCCTAGGTTCAACCCAATGTTTAAATTCTTGCTTACCGTCACGACTTCGTGTTTGTCCTAAAGGTTTGGAAGCACCAAAATATGTAGAAGATCCCTGGAAGAGTTCTACAAACTCCTCCAGGGTGTTGTCAAGTAGGTCCATACTAGAATGGAGTTTTTTCTACTTGTTCTTCCTTGCCGTGGTTAACTCTGACAGCACCTTTTTTACATGATTCGTAAAACTCAAAAGCTGCTTTGATTGTGTCTTCGCTCCCCACTGTTCCTGTGTGTTCGATTTCCCAACCGTACCACGAACCTAAATTGTTTTTTTCTAAAACAGTTTTAAGTGTGTATTGTTGAGTAAATGGTGCAGGTCTAAAAAAACCTTTACCATCTTTTCTTTTCTGTCTCAAAGACATCATCATTGAATTCCATTTCTTGGATTTCTTTCTTTGAGTAGATTTCATAGTAATCATAGCTGTAGAAGATTTGTCTTCTTGCACTATCATAACGTAGTGAGAAGCTGTCTCTTCTATGTAATTACCATTCTCAAGCCTATCCTTACCATCGTCACCTCTGGTAGTTTTAGTCATGATATCCGAACCAGAAGAATAAACATTTACAGGAGCAACAGCACCTTTTTCTCTGTCTCTCCACTCAATGTATTCTAATTTATAATAGCAAGGTATAACTGTAATACCTCCTGCACCATCATAAAGTTCATCTGTTACGGTGTTATAGATCATTCCAGGTCTTGCTTCAGGGTTAAACTGACTGTCACCTTGCGTTACTTGTGGTGACAACTGTCCTAGAACTTTTAGAAATGGTAATGCTAAACTCTTAGAATCTACATTATCAAATCCAGCATCAGCAAATTGCTCTAAATCAATATTAGCAACTGCACCAGCCTCTTGTTTAATCGATACTTGGCCCGATTGTCCGTCTTTTATTTTCATATTATTACCTATTATTTGTTAGTTATTTTAGTTTTATTTGCGATGTATACACCGAACAAATCAAAAGGAAGTTCTTTACCACCTTCGACTTGCTCTTTAACAAAAGCCTTAAGAGTCATAGGTTCAACTTTTTCTTTTTTATTATAGTTGAATCCATGGTCTTCACAGACTTTTATTAATTCAGAGACTTCGTTGTCTTGACCTCTATTGAATGAAGCGGTTACGGTGTTCTTGATTATATCTTCGAACCCTTTACCTCTCAACCAACTGAAGGCTTCCTCTACACGTGATTCAGGAATTTTTGCTGCATAGAATGGTTTAACTTCTACAGTAGAACCATCACTTAATTTCAACAAAGATACACCTGCTTCCTGCATCATCTCTGGAATTATTCTCTCTTCCATATCTCTAGCTTTGTGCTTAAGAAGTGAAAGACTTTCTTCATCTTTTTCTATTTGTTTTCGTAACGTATTTAAAGAATTGCATTTGTCAGAAATAGATTTTACACTATCTTGACTAATGTCAATGTTTGACATTTTCTCAATATCCATATTTTTCCTCCTGCAGGTCTCTTAAATTATTCATTTGATCTTTGCAAGAAAAAAATATAAAAACTTTTTAGATGTCGAAATACCCCTATAAGACCAAGCCGTACGAGCACCAGAGAAATGCTTTGTCCGAATCAGCAGAAAAAAATTCATGGGCATATTTTATGGAAATGGGTACAGGTAAAACAAAAGTTACCATAGATAATATTGCTTATCTTTATTTACAAAGAAAAATTAACTCTGTTTTAATTATTGCGCCTAAGTCTGTTTATACAAATTGGCAATCTGAGATAGAAACTCATATGCCAGATGTATTAAAATATAAAATATATAAATGGAATTTAGATAAACCTAAGGATTATTATAAGTTAAGCGAATCACCCGATCTTAAAATATTTTTAATTAACGTAGAAGCTTTATCAACTAAAAGGGGATTTGAAGCGTGTGTTGATTACCTTAAAAAAAATAAATTAAATTTTGTAGCGTTGGATGAATCAACCACAATAAAAAACCGATCAGCAAAAAGAACAAAAAACATTTTAGGATTAGGAAAATTATCCCATATAAAGCGTATACTAACAGGATCCCCAATAACAAAATCTCCATTAGATCT